GTTCACCGCGTGACAAGTTATCAAAATCTAACTCACGACCAAGCTCTGTAATCTCTACACTCAGATCATTTAAGAACACAACTTGATGCGGTAATCCTAATTTGTCTAAGTAATTTGTAAGCCTACCATTTAAGTAACTTAGATTTTGATCTATAATCTTTTTACGAACAAAGCTATCCTTGCTAGTTAATAAATCTAACAAAAACTTTTGATGTTCCATAGTCCTAGTAATTCTGTTAATAGCATCAAAATCAATTGTTTGTAGTGCTTGATTTTCCATTTCGGCTATTTGTTCAGTGTATGGATCAGTATCTTCCGCTTTCTTTCGTATAATTTCTTCAAGATTTGTCATCTTGTTTGCATGTTCAAATGCTTGTTGTTCTGTGTCATAAAAGCATTTAGGTATTTGTCCTAAATCACCGATGTCTTGTATTTGACCTGATAGTGTTTCTATCTCTCCGCTAGTAGTTAAAACTTGCAACGCTGATTCTTGTAATGCCTTTTCTTTGCCTGCTAAAACTTCCTCATGCTTTTCATCATGCATGGTTTGACCACATGCATAACATTCATGTTTCTTTAATTTTTCAACTTCTAATTTTAATTTTTCTAATTGTTTTGATTCTTTAGTAAGATCAAGTTCGGCACTAGACAACCATTTTTGCAAATCTGCTTTTTCTTTTGTTTTTTTATTGTACTCTGCTAAGTCTTTATGCGCCTGTAGCTCAGTGGTTATATCTACATTGTGCAACTCTAACCATTGATCCATTAATGCATTGGTATCTACTTCATGTTTTTGCTTCCAAAGTGTCTGCCTACGTTTTAATGACTCTATTTGTTCTTTGACTCTTTTATTGGCTTCTTCAATCGCCTTAATTTTAAATTCTTCTTGTTGAATACTATCTTTTGAATCTTTAATTAGTTGTTTAATTAATTCTGCTTTTTCACTTAGCAGAGTAATGCCAAGCAACTGCTCAATGATGTTTCTTTGATCATTTGCCTTCATAGCTAAGAAAGGTTCACTGTAAGTGTTCAATGCAACGATATGCTTGAACATATCCAAACTCATGTGAATAACTTTTTCAATTGCTATTTGAGTTTCTTTGTTCTCACCCTGAGCATCATCTTTACTTGTCTGCTCATTATTTGTATAAAAACGTAAGACGTTTGGCTTACGACCGCGTTCAATCTTATAATCAATGCCGTTTACACTAAACTCAAGTGTAACCATCATGCCTTTACCATTGGTACGATTTACAAGATTATCTTTGCGAATATTGTTGATAGGACCACCGAACAATGCGTAACATAGTCCCTGTATTAATGTGGTTTTGCCCGTACCGTTACGAGCACCATCACCACCTAAATCTAAGTTTTCACCTAAAATAAGTGTGAGATCAGTACGATCAAAGTTCACTGCTTGGGTAACAGCACCTATGCTTAAAAAATTACGTAGGGTTATATTTTTTAATTGTATCATATATTTCTATAAATGTCCAACAACAACTTTTTATCATAGAAGTCACTTTCAATTGCACTGATTTGGTCTAATACAATTTGATCTACTGATTCAAATTTTAATTCACCTAAGGCTACATCATTGCTCATCTGATCGACCTTCATTGGTATCAATGCCATTTCACGTAGACCATGCTGTGGTATTAGTGTTTCACGAATAAAATTTGCTTCTTCATAACTTATGTCTATATCTAAATGAACTCTTATGTGAGAATCTTTTAGTAAGAGTCCTTCGGGGTTTTCTAATATTTCACTCAATTTATAGACACGATAACGTGGTTGATCTGGCCAACTATGAAATTCAGGCTCACCGCCGTATTCTAATATCATCATACCACGTGCATCGTCTCCTGCATCAGCATAGTTATGCGGGAAGGCGTTGCCTATGTACCATACATTATTACGGGCTTGTCGTTTATGAAAATGGCCAGTGAAAACTTTTTCAAAGCCATTCATGTGCGCATCATTTAATTCGCCATGGTCAGGCATTTCAACCATAGCATTCATATAGAACTTTGGAAGCTCAAAGTGACCAAACAAATATTTGCCACCTAACTTTTGTAATCGTTTCCAATCTTCTTGGACTAACCAAGGAGCAATGACTACATCTTTAGTAACGAACCATTCATTTACTATTTCAACATTCGGAAGATGTTTAGCCCACTCCACGGAATGAATATCACGCCGATCACGATAATAAAGATCATGATTGCCAGGGATAAAATAGACGCGGCTGAAATTGTCATTTAACTTCTCCAATGCTCTAAGACCATATTGCATGGTATGGATGTTAATGCTTGCACGATGATGGTTATAATCTCCCAAGAAGAAACAAGTCTCACACCCTTCTTTCTTTGCTTGAGAGATAAACCAATCTACAAATTTTTCACAGTCTTGATTGTGTTGTAGACTGTTTGACTTCAAACCAAAATGTATATCTGTAAAGACTGCTGCCTTTTTAAATAAATTTGTCATTCAGTCATTATAACAATTAATAAAACGATAAACAATTTAATTGGTTATTCTTCATACGTAGAAAATCCCTCACTATGGGTACGACTCCAACTTGGATTTAATCCATTAATTTCTAAGATGTCATCACGTATGTTTTGATTTCTTTTTTCACTATTGAGTACACGGCAGAAACTGTTTGTAATAGCTGCAGTATAATAAGCAAATGGATTTTGACTTTTAGCTTCGTTAAAACGTAATCCAACATATGTTAACTGAAGAATGGCACTGTTACGCATTTCATCATTATATGTGTAACCACGCCAGTTAAACTTCATTGCGTATTTTTCACAAAGCATGATGTACATACGTGCTAATTTATCTGTAATATTTCCGTGATCTTTATTGAAGGATCCTGTTTTTAAATCCCCTTCCCAGTGACTTTTTCCTATGCAATGAAATGTTTTATTTTCATCCATACGAAAATGCTGAAACGGAGGGAAATTTACACGAACGTGAACCATGTCATCAACATCGTCTTTTAAAGCCGGGTCCTCTAGTTCAGTGAAAACATCTTCGGATGAATCTTCAAATTCAAAAATGTCTTTTGCTGATTTTTTCTTCTCAACTTTTCTAGGTTGTTTTGGGGCTACAGGGACATGATCCCAGGTCATAACCCTAAATACTAAATCAGAATTAGGAATCTTTTTTGGATTTACAGTTTCACCAGTTTCTATGCTAAGTCTAGCTGCTCTGGTTTCTTTGGCCTCTTTTATAATTTTGGGTTTTGAGGCATATTTTAGACTTTCTTCAATACTAGCATGAGGCATATCTACTATAAAATCATACCTGTGATCGGTATTTTTATCTAGATATGAACAATATGTATTTTTACTAGCGTGTATTTCTTTGAGAATATCTTTGTTGTTTAAGTAATTTACTGGCTTTTTTGGTGTTATTGTCATAAGTTAGTTGTGTTTAGTTGTTACTATTGTAACAGTGAAGATGAGGGAAATGCAAGCCTTTTTACACGTAAAAGGTAAAAAACGTCATATTATTTAGCGATAAATATTAAAATAAGAGGAAAAATATATGGCATTTGTCAATGGATTTGATGCTGATAAAGCTCAGGCCTACAACGAATTACGTCAGGCTAGTCCTAATTTAAGTCAAGGAGAATTGTTTAACCAAGCCGGAATTTCGGCTTTAGAGCAAGGGTATTATCAACCGTCTCCTATTGGGTTTTTGATTCAAAACCCTACCCCTACCAACGTCAATACTACATTGTTTGCCCCATCCGGAACAAACATCACGGCAGCGAATTTTCCTGTTCCTTCTCCGCAGCAAACTGTTACTTCGGAATTTAGTAACCCTCCCAATTTGGGAGAATCTAACTTAAGTGATTTACCTAGAGGAGTTAGTTCAAGTGCTAACATTAATCCCGACACCGAACCAGTTAATGAATTTGCTAGACCTTTAAATCTTAATCCAGCGCAATTAGACCAACCAGCATCTGGGGTAAATCTTGGTGGACTTATAACCACACAAGAACAGGGTGTGCAAAGAGACCAAGCGCAATTTTTAGCTACACAAGATTGGAGATTCAGAATAAGTCTTGCACCTGGATCAACGTATTTGTACAACGATCCTGAAGCACGTAATGCATCACATATCCTTAATCCTTTACAAACGACTCAGGGTGTTGTATTCCCCTACGTACCGCAGGTGGCAGTTTCTTATAACGCAAATTATGAACCAACAGACTTAGCACATACAAATTACAGAATTTACCAATATAAAAACAGTAATGTTGGAGACATTAACATTACAGGTGATTTTACTGCGCAAGATACTCATGAAGCAAATTATTTACTTGCAGTAATACATTTTTTTAAATCAGTGACAAAAATGTTTTATGGAAGAGATGAAGATCCTATAAGAGGAACTCCTCCACCGTTATGTTATCTTTCAGGATTTGGTAGATACCAATTTAATTATCATCCTGTTGCTATAACTTCGTTTTCATACTCATTACCCAATGATGTTGACTATATAAAAGCTGGAGTGATTAGTAATACAGGAGGACAAAACATTGAAGGTCAAACAAATACGCCAAAAAATATTTCGGGAGGCTCCTCAATAGGCACATTACTATCATCATTTTTTAGACTTAAAAATGCAGGATTGTCTCCCGGAGCTAAATCCACTAGACCTGAATTTCAACGTGGAGATGTATCTGATCCAACTTACGTACCAACAAAAATTCAAATTAGTCTTGGATGTATACCAATCATCTCTAGGGCAGCAATGGCTAATGACTTTAGTGTAAAAGAATATGCTACTGGTAGATTATCCGTTGGAACTTATAGATCAAATAGAGGAGGAATTTGGTAATGCTATATCCATCAACAAGCCCTTATTACTTGACGAGTCTAGTTAATAATCAATTTTTAGATATAATGGTTGATAGACCCTTGCCTAAAAAAGCAGGTGACATTTATTGGGAAATAACTCCTACTTATAATCTGCGTCCAGACTTATTAGCCTACGACTTATATGGTAACCCATCTCTTTGGTGGGTATTCGCTCAACGTAATCCTAATAGATTACAAGATCCACTTTTTGATTTTGTCACAGGAGTAGGAATTTATTTACCACAGCAAGAAACATTAACAGCAGCATACGGTATATAATATGGCAGATCAAAACCAAGCACAAGACGATGGATACGCACCAGAAGGTGAAGGAGTGGGCGCTAGGCCCATCGTAGTTACTGCTCAAACAGATAGTGATTATCTAGTTGCCCTCTATAAAGGTAGACCCTCTAACCCATTAACTCAATATGCTACCTTTACCTATAAATTGACCCTTTACATGGTAACCGCAGAAGCATATATTAGATTTATAGAATCTGGTATGACATATATTGGTAACCAAGAAGGTTTTTACACTGTTGCAGAATCAGGTGGAAGTCCACAAAGAGGTGATGCTCCAAGGATAAATGAAAATGCAGAATATTTTATAGATGATTTGACTTTTAAAACATTCTGTAATCCAAAATCAATGGAGGCTCCAACAAATTCAATTAATTTTGAATTCAAAATCTACGAACCACTGGGATTTAGTTTTACTAGCGTTTTGAAACAACGTGCGCTTGAAACTGCATTAAACAGTAGTTTACCAGGAATTAGGGACAACAAGGATAGTGTTAAACAATTTTACGTATTAGCAGTGAGTTTTACGGGATACAATGACGCAGGTGAAAAAGTACTGGAACGTATTGGAGGTACAGAAACAGGACGTTATTCTAATCAAGATGCTGGGGGTCTTAGTTCTAATTTTGGAAGTAACGTAAGTTTTTTTCCTATTACCATCACTGATTTTTCATTCCGTTTAGACGGTAAAAGTACAGTATATAGTGTAAAAGCTGCGGTGTTGTCTATTCAAGAGGCATATGGCGTTAAAAGAAATATGGTACCTGAAGATAGAGAAGTTTCAGGCACAACAGTTGGTGAAGTTTTAATTGGTAATGAAGCAGAAGCAGACAATCCAAATGCAAAAGGTATAGTACAACTTTTAAATCAGCGTGAACAACAATTAGTTAGTAACGGACAAGCCAAATACGCTAACAAATACAATATCGTTATTGATGACACTATTAAATTTGCCAAACTCACATCAGAAGATAGGTATGATAAAGAGAAGTCTGTTATGGGCACACCGACTACTAGTAGTAAAATAAGTGGAAAAGACAGCAGAAACAATTTAACATACAATCCAAACACTAGAACATTAGCTGTCGCAGGCGGAATAACATTGACAAAATTTATTGACAACGTAATTTTGCAAAGCGAATATGTATACAAAGCATTAGACACAGTTTATACAGAAGATGGTGTACTTGATGATAAACCAAAACAAGGTAATAAAGGAGCAAGTAAATTAGATTGGTATTCTATAAATCCAGTAGTTAAGCCTGTAGGATATGATTCACTAAGAAACGATTATGTATTTGATATAACATATAACATAGCTCCTTATAAGGTTCCTTACTTAAAATCAGTGTTTGTTGATCCTGCTAATAAAACGGATTACTACGGTCCTTATAAAACTTATGATTACTATTTTACAGGTAATAATACAGAAGTTTTAAATTTTGAAACGTCATATAGCGCACTTTATTTTTTACCTGGTGGGTCAGACGACCAAAAACAACAAACAACCGACGGATTATCTAACACTCCTGTCGTACCAGGTGTAAAAAACATTTCTATGGAAAACTCAGCTTCTAAAGGTGGAATTCCCGTTGGTAGCATTAAAACTAATTTGTATAGCCCAGGTGATCAAATAAAAGCTAAACTGCAAATAATGGGAGACCCAGACTATTTAATGACTTCAATTGGTACTGCAAGCAATGCAAGTACTCCTAGAGAAGCTGCTTACACTAACAACTTAGCTATCAATCCAGTTGGGGGACAAATTTTCATTGAGATAAATTTTTATGAAGGAACTGATTATAATATAAGCACGGGGTTATTAGATATCAACAAAAATATCACGTTCTATGATACAGAGTCTATTCCACAGAACGCATATAAAGATAACAAATCAGTTTCAGGTTTAGTATATATGGTTCTGAGCGTAGTTAGCTCATTTAGTAAAGGTAGATTCACACAGGATTTAGATTTAGTACTATGGAGTGATCCTAACATAAAACCTAAATCCTCAGTGAATAGTGAAGGCAGAGAGACAGCTACTAATCAAGCAGAACAATTAGGTACTAACACATATGGTTTTGTAAGTCAAGAGTTCCCACTTAATGAAACGCCACAAACACAAGAAACAACACAAGCGCCAACATACGAGCAAACACAAAGTTCTATAGTTGCAACAATTACAGGCAATAATGCGACTCCGGCTGCAGCAACAGTGGGAAGTAATGTAAGTGTTGCGTTCAACCAACAAGCAGCATTTAATGGCCCAACTGTAGTTGATGATGATTCAATACAATCAGACACTTTAGTAAGCGATTTTTTAAGAGTTAATCAAGAGGGCAGAACAGTATAATATGGATAATGTAATAAAAACATCTGGCACCACTGAACAATATAAACTTAATCCGGGAGGATCAATTTCGTATCCTTTTGCAGTTAAGGGTATAGTAAAACAAAACGTTGATACTATTAGAACTGGAAGATTGAAAGTTTATATTGCAGACTTTGGTGCATTGGATCCAAATGATTCTAATTCTTGGGTCACTGTAAGTTATTTGTCACCGTTCTATGGATTCTTACCAGGTGATTACGCACCTAGTACTTCTAATAATTCTTCATACGGGGCTTTTTTAGAAAACCCGCACTCATATGGTTTTTGGGCTACTTCACCTGATATAGGAACAGAGGTTGTTTGCCTATTCTTATACGGCAAAAAAGATTTTGGCTATTATATAGGTTGCATTCCGCAACCAGGCATAACGCATATGGTCCCTGCAATAGGGTCTACTAATGATGTTATAATGGATGCTTCGGAAGCATCAAAGTTTGGTGGTTCAACAAATCTACCAACAGTCGAAATGAATGTTCAAAACAATAAACTATATAATACACCAACATTTTATGATCAGGCTAAACCAGTTCATAAAATTATAGCAGCACAACTTTGGCAGCAAGGATTAATTAGAGATTCTGTTAGGGGCACAATTACAAGTAGTTCTACAAGAGAAAGTCCATCTCAGGTGTTTGGAATATCAACTCCGGGTCGCCCAATTTATAAAGGTGTAACCGGTGCTAGTGAAGCAGAGGTCGCCAAAAATATTGATTCATCATCAGCAGATCAGGCAAAATTGATAGGGCGCAAAGGCGGACATTCTGTAGTATTAGATGATGGTGATTTGTTTGGTCAGAATAATTTATTAAGATTGCGCAGCGCAGCAGGTCATCAAATCACAATGAGCGATGATGGTCAAACACTGTTTGTAATTCATAGTAATGGACAAAGTTATATTGAATTAGGTAAAGAGGGCACAGTTGATATATACGCTACAAATAGTTTTAATGTTCGCACTAAGGGTGATTTAAATTTACATGCTGATAATAACATAAACATTAATGCAAAAAAACAATTAAACATTTATGCAGAAGAAATAAATGTTAATAGCGACAAAAACACAAATGTAAGAGTCGGAGAAAATTTTAATCAGCAAACAGTAAAAAATCACACTGTTAAAGTTGATCAAGCAATGAGTTTTTTATCTAAAAGTAATTCATCTTTTAAAAGTGATTCCGTAACCTATATTAATGGAAGTAAAATAAATTTAAATACAGGAAGTTCTTCAACTGTGCCAGCAGAAGTAAAACCTATTGCTGTAACACAACACTCTGACACATTTTTTGATGCTACACAAGGTTGGGTTCCGGCTCCGGCTAAATTGCCCAGCATTAATTCACGTGTACCTACCCACACCCCGTGGACAGATGCCAATAAAGGGGTTGATGTTAAGATTGACGAAACTGCAGGGGGTAATTTCCCTTCAACGCCATCGGCACCATTGCAATCTACAAATGCAGCAAGTTCAAACGTTCCAGTAAAAGTAACAACGCCATCAGTAGCGGCTACGGTTCCTAACTCTACATCTGCAAAGGGAAATTTTGATAAAAATACAACATCAGCAGTAGTATCTCAAGCAGCGGTTACTGCAGGAAATGATCCTATAAAAGGATCAGCAGCTTTAGCGGGTGGGGGAATAGTGACTAATAATGGTAGTAAAACTGCCGTGTTAGGAAAACTTGCCCATTCACCTAATCAATTAGAAGAAGCAGGAGTTCTTAAGCCCGGCTCAAGTAGTATTGCAAACAACTTAATACAAAACAATAAGTCTTTAGACCAGGCTCTGCCTACAAACTTGTTTACTGGCAAAGATGGCATAACAAATGTGACTGCATATAATAAAACAAGTAGTGCGCAAACAGCCACGCAAGTGCAACTTATGAATACTGGCTTTGATAAATTACAAGGAAGTGGTGTTATTACCGGCAAAGAAAGTCCTACACAGATTGCAGGATTGGTAAACGGCGTAGCAGCATTTGGTATAGGACCTGTGCTTTCTTATGTTAATGGTGCATCAGGATCAAGTCCGACCCCACTGAATCAAAGCAATAATGGTTCTATAGCATCAACTATATCTTCAGGTAATTATGCAGCAAACATGGCTGAAAAGAATGTTAGTCCGGTAGGATCTATGGTAGGATCAATAATTACAACTGGTGCTGCAATTGGATCTGCAGTGATTGGAGCAGCAGCAACAGTTTTTGGTGCTATTAAAAATAGTTATACAAAACTTACATCTAAAACCCCGCAAAATTTAACTGCGTTAAACAGTAAAAATTTACAAAACACAGGAGACATAGTAGGTGGATTATATGGAGGAGATAATGCAATTAGTAATAATGTGAGTTCATCTTATGTTCCGCCATTGTCCCCAAATACGACACAAATTTCAGTAGAAGGACTAGTGAATTCCGCAACAACTAACGTGCCTTCTGATGAATTGGCTAGCCTTCAAAGTGCAAGCAAGGCGATAGCTTCAAATGGGCCTAACCCAGTTAAAATGCCTACAGCAGCAACTGACACTGTTGACAGGTCATCAATAAAAGCTGCGACTACGGAAATTTACGGGGATAGCAGAATATCGTTGCCTTATTCGGATAGTGCAGAATCCAAACCACCTAACGCAGAAATATTAGAGCAATATAATGATCTAGTAGCACAGCTACAGGTTCAAGAAGCGTTAAAGATAGAGAATAGAAATAAATGGCGTGAAGCAAAGGCAACATACGGTGAAAACGCATTACAAACAGTAAATGCCCTACGTGATTACAAGGACACGTTAAATGAAATTACTGCTTTGCAGACTGCGATTGATGCAGCTTATGCAGAACTATATACTTAAGTGAGATTTAAAAATGGTTATCTATAAAGGATTTAGTACACTTTTTACGAACAAGCAAAAGCCGTCGGTGATCCCTCCGGGAATAAGCGGAGGTCCTGGATCAGTTGTTACTCCGTTATATCCAAATAAAAAGTTTAGTTTGTTTGACGATCAATTAGTGATAGTTGATTTTTTGAATGCATTAAATACTCCACAGGGTCAAAAAGTCGGAAACCCTGCTTATGGCACTTCAGTTTGGACCTATATATTTGAACCTAATATACCTGAAGTTCAGATTCAAATTGATAATGAAATACGAAGAATCGCAGCATTAGATCCTAGAATTATTCTAGGTAGAATTACCACTTACCCCTACGAAAATGGATTTCTGACAGAAATTGAAATGGCCGTGTCAACTACTAATCAAGTTCAATTGTTACAGTTAAACTTTGATAGAGGTAGTGGTCTTGTTTCATTAAATAACCGTTGAAAATAGTGCGTTTTCAGATTAGATAAATATTAAAAAGAGATAAAAAGTATGGCTACAAGTTCAAGACAAGCTACAATTTTTGGTGTAAACGACTGGAAAACCGTTTATAAAACGTACAGTCAAGCAAATTTTCAGAGCTACGATTACGAAACTTTACGCAAAAGTTTCATAGATTATCTACGCCTTTACTACCCTGAAACCTTCAACGACTATGTAGAAAGTAGTGAGTTTATAGCCCTACTTGATGTCATCGCCTTTATGGGCCAAGCTGTAGCATTTAGGGATGATCTAAACACACGTGAAAACTTTATTGACACTGCAGAACGTAGAGACAGTGTAATTAAACTTGCGAACCTAGTCAATTATAACCCTAAACGAAATAACGCTGCACAAGGTTTTTTAAAGATTACAAGTATTACGACTACCGAAAACGTAATTGATATTAATGGATTGGGGCTTGCAGGTATTCCTATTTTTTGGAATGATCCGGCAAATCCAAATTGGTTAGAGCAATTTAATTCTGTGATTAACGCTACTTTAGTTGATAGTCAACGAATTGGTAGACCAGGAAATACACAAGAAATATCTAACATCAAAACTGAAGAATACACAGTAAGAATACCAAATACCGTTTTACCAGTTATACCTTTTAATGCTACTGTGGGTGGCGTTACAATGAATTTTGAGTGCGTAAGCGCAACATCAATTAACGAGACCTATGTTTACGAAATACCACCTAACCCTAAGGGAACGTTTAATGTACTTTATCGAAATGATAAATTAGGCTATGGTAGTTTAAACACCGGATTCTTCCTGTACTTTAAACAAGGGTCACTTGTTAATTTTGATTTTACATTAAACCAACAAATTGCAAATCAGGTTATTCCTATTGGTGAAATACAAGGTGTTAACAATACTGATACTTGGTTGTACAAAATTGATTCTACCACTAATGAATTATTAAATTGGATACAAGTTGAAAATCTTTACGCCAACACATACTTGCGTGAGGAGAACTCAAGAAAAGCAGTATTCTCTGTAACATCAAGATTTAACGATCAAGTTAATTATATATTTGGTGATGGCGTTTTCAGTGAAATTCCTGTTGGGTCATTTAGATCATATGTAAGATCAAGTAACGGACTACAATATGCAATTGATCCAGCAGAGTTAACCAACACAACACTGACATTTAGTTATATAAGTAAATTTAATCGCATTGAAACACTAACTTTAACAGTTGAACTTACTCAGCCCGTTAACAACGCTCAGTCGAGAGAATCAATCGGAGATATTAAAGCCAAAGCACCCGTTCATTTTTATGCGCAGAATAGAATGGTTAATGGTGAAGATTACAATAATTTTCCATATACCTTATACAGTTCTATAATTAAAACAAAGGCGTTGAATAGAACTTCTATTGGTATCTCAAGAAATTTTGATTTATTGGATCCAACTGGAAAATATTCAAGCACTACTAGTTTTGCTGATGACGGTGCATTGTATTATAACGCAAACGATAAGTTTTACGATTTTAATACAAGTGAATCTTCGGGTTCCGCAAATAGATTGTTTAGTAATCAAATTTTAGAAATTATTTCAAATAGAAATTTATACCAATATTATGTAGTAAACGCTAATAGATATAGCATTAATGTTGCCTCAGGAGATGGCGTAACCACGTGGAATCAGACAAGTTATGATGGTACTTTAGTTACTGGGTATTTTGAGAATTTAACTGGACCGGTAGCAGCAGGAATTTATAATGCATATAATATGAAATATTGCACTGCAGGCTCATTGTTAAAATTTGTCGCACCAACTGGTTATTATTTTCAAAACGACAGGTTAGTAGCAGGAGTAGCACCGTCTATTAACAATACCTTTATGTGGGTAAATGTATTGAATGTTGTTGATGATGGATTTAATGGCGGAGAAGGTAATTTGTACAATGGCTTAGGTCCTGTTAGTTTAAGCAAATTTGTATCAACAGGAGCAATTTTAGATACTATAATTCCTGTATTTGATAATGTACTACCAACTCCAATACTACAATTAGTGTTAGATTATTTTGAAAACTTACAAAGTTTTTCTTTATACTATGTAAACAGTTTGCCTGTAAATGTAGACAGATGGTTTTTGGGTGACTACAATAGACCAGACGCATTAATTAAGTTTGAAAGTTTAGGTGGCGGTGCCTATCGTATAACAAGCAAAGCAATCACTTATTACTTCGGAAGTGTAAAAAATACTAGATTTACCTTTGATTCTGAAAAAATAATATTTGATCCATTGACAGGAACATTAGCATACGACAAAGTAAAAGTTTTAAAAACTAACACTACACCAAATACACTTTCAATATTGGGTGAAGATTTTAATTTAAATGTGGTTGGGCAAACTGTTGAATCCGATGGATACCCAGATGATTATTCAATTGAAGTAAGTAGTTTAGACGCAAAAAATTCATCGTTGATAGATAATCCAGATTTCTTCAGCACAATTACAGGTTACACTTTTAACTCAACTAATACATCATATTTTGTTTTTATTGAAACAGTAACCGATATAAACTATCTTACAAAAAATGGATTGACAGAACCATCATTAATAAACTATACATATGCGAATAAAAATGATGTTGAAGTAGTTAAGTATGAATATCCAGTTGGTCAGGTATTCTATGCGTACAGCGAAAACAAATTTTATAAATCGGTTTCCGACACGACCTCATTAAACATTATAAACTTAACTGAGGTAACTAACTATACTGCACTAACAGGCAGACAAAGCTTATTTTTCCAATACGACCATTTAAGTAATAACACCACTAGAATTGATCCTGGTACAACAAACATTATTGATTTGTACGTTGTTACCTTAGCTTACTATACATCTTATACTAATTGGATAAAGGATACTACAGGAACTATATCAGAACCTTTAAAACCTACAGTGGAACAGTTGTCTCAGGAATATAATAAAGTAAATGATTATAAAATGATGAGCGACACTGTTGTGTTCAACAGTGTTACTTTTAAACCGTTGTTTGGTGATAAAGCAGCACCTCAGCTACAGGCTACTATTAAGGTAATCAAATCAAGCCTTACTACAGCTAGTGACAGTGAGGTTCGTTCTGCAGTGTTAACTGCTATGAATGATTATTTTAGCATAGACAACTGGGACTTTGGTGATACTTTCTTCTTTAGTGAATTAAGTGCTTATTTACATTCTAATTTAAATGGACTAATTAGTTCAGCTATTTTAGTTCCCAAAGATCCTTCATTGACTTTCGGTGATTTATATGAAATACGATGTGCTCCTTATGAAATTTTCGTTAATGGTGCACAGTCAAACGATATAGTTATAATTTCAGCAATTACCCCTGAACAATTACAACCTTAAAACGAGAAAAAAATATGGTAGCGCAAGTTAGAACAATTGATTTTCTTCCAGAAATATTTAAAACAACACCCAATGATAATTTCTTATCCGCCACACTGGACCAACTAGTACAACAACAAGATTTAGAAAAACTACAAGGTTATATTGGTAGGCGGTTTGAGTATGGGTTAACTCCAAATTCATACTATATACCAGAAATTAATAAAACTAGAACAGACTATCAATTAGAACCTGCTATTGTTTTTAAGAAAAACGATACAAATAGAGCCATAGATTTTATATCGTATCCTGAAATGATTGATGCCCTAAGGTTACAAGGAGCACCAATAACTAACAATTCATTGTTATTTGATAATCAATTTTATAGTTGGGATAGTTTTGCAGACCTAGATAAGTTATCAAACTATAGTCAATACTATTGGTTGCCCTTTGGACCCGACGTTGTAAACATTGAACCATTACCTGTAAATCTCACTTCATTTTTCGATGTACAAAGTCAGGTCAATGAGTTTACATTCGTGCAGGACAATTTTCAGATAGAAGAATTTAATCCGACTATTACATTGTTAAGAGGCGGAACCTATTATTTCAATGTTGATCAAACATCAAAATTTTGGATTCAAACTATTCCGGGAGTTTCAGGGACAATTCCTAATAGACCAAACACTAGCTCAAGAGATGTATACGGAGTAGAAAATAATGGAATATCTGATGGAGTAATAACCTTTAATGTACCTTTATCTGATGCTCAACAAAATCAAAACTATCAAGGTAATATAAATGTAGATTTAGTAAGCGATCAGCCATTCAACAATATACATGGGCAAAGATTAAGTACTATTGGAAGTATAGATGGTGCTACTAATTTACGTGATAAAACTTTAATGTTTTATGGAACATCGGCACTTCAACTTGTAGATATAAGCACTTTCTATGATAATTTAGGCTTCGATCAAGATACTATAAGTCCAGTTGGTTATGATGCAACATCTGTTGTTAATGTAAAT